ATACTAGCAATACTATTTTAACACGCCACCCTGACGCATATTTATATGGTGCTTTGGCCTCTGCCAGCGTTTATCTCATGGATGATGCAAAAACAACTTTATATGAGCAGCTCTTTACTAGGGCCATTGATGAGATTAAGAAAGAAGAAGAGCGTGGTAAATACGCTGGTAGTGGCCTCTTTATGAAATCTGACTACGGAGAATTAACATGAGCGCAATGAGCGATTATCTGGAAAATAAATTTCTGGATCATTTTCTTGGAACTACATCGACATCTGCGCCTGCCGCTGTTTATGTGAGCTTGCATACAGCAGATCCTACTGATGCTGGAACTGGTGCAGAGATTAGTGGCAATGGTTATGCGCGGCAGTCTATGGCTTTTAGTGCTGCATCTAGCGGCACTGCAAGCAATAGTGGTTCTGTTGAGTTTCCTGCCGCCTCTGGTGGTAACTGGGGGACGATTACTCATATTGGTATCTGGGACGCTTCTACTGCTGGCAACCTCCTGTTTCATGCGGCTTTGACTGCAAGCAAAGTAATCAACGAAGGCGACATCTTTAAGATTGCCGCTTCGGGTGTTGATATTACGGCAGCCTAGTCATGGCTGAAATCGTAGGGCCAACTCTTGAGGAGCTTGATAACTGGGGTGATTTAGATTCCCTGCCCTACAGCCTTGATGACGCTATATGGCTAACAGCGGCCCTTCGTGAGGGTGAGTCCACTCCATCTGCAAGTGCCTCAGCTACAGCCACAGGATTTGGCATATTTGATGGTCAATCCTCTCTTTCTTCTTCTGCTACAGCCACATCGGAAGGTATCCGTATTCGTCTGTTTGAGGCGACTATTGCTACGTCTGCAAGTACAGTTGCGGAAGCTATCCGTATTCAATTTGGAGCATCACTTATTGTAGGCCCAGCAACTATGACAGCAGAGGGCGGTTTACTTGCTCTTGGCTCTGCAAGCATAGATGTTACGGCTCTTATGAGCTGTTCTGCTACCTATGAGGCATTGGCTTATTCTACTCTGCAAGCGGCTGTTACGATTACAGTTGAGGCAGAGAAGCTAGGTGAATTGTGGTCTACCATTTCAGAAGAAAATGAAGTATGGTCTGAGATAGCAGATGAGGGGGAAACATGGACAGAAATATCTGCTGGTGGTGAGACATGGACACCTGTTTCTGCTGGAGCGGAGACATGGACTAATATCAGTGCTGGCAATGAAACATGGAGTAACCAATGATACAGTTTGGTCAATTTTTACCAGATCAGTCGGCTTTTGGTAATGTTGGTGTGACAGTTGCTAATAATGTGATCCCAGCGGCTATTGGTTACGAAAGTATGCAAGATATATCTCCAATTAGCAGTGCGGCTGACAGTGCTATTGTTGGTATGATTGCTGCGGCTGATGATGATGGCAACGTAGCTTTATATGCGGCTGATCGCGGAAAAATATACAAGTATAATACAACAAATGGCGATCTTGATAACTTTAGCAAGACTGGCAATTATAGCACAGATCCAAATGATCGTTGGCGTTTCGTTCAGTTTGGTCAAGATGTAATTGGCACTAACTTTGCTGATCCCATTCAATATACCCAAGCGGCTAGTGGATCTACTTTTGGCGATCTTTCTGCTGATGCTCCTAAAGCTAAATACATAGCTGTTGTGCGCGACTTTGTAATGACTGGTTTTACCTATGATCCCACAGATTCAACAAAGCCATATCGCGTTCGTTGGTCTGGTATTGGAGACCATACAAGCTGGGCTATCTCTGCGGCAACTCAGGCTGACTATCAGGACATTGCTGACATGGGTGATGTTACTGGTCTTGTAGGTGGTGAATATGCTACCATTTTGCTAGAGAAAGGTATTGTTCGTGCTTCATATATTGGCTCTCCGCTTATCTTCCAGTTTGATAAGGTTGAGACTGTGCGCGGCTGTAAAGTGCCTGGTAGCGTCTGCAATGTGGGCCATGCTGTGTTCTATCTTGCTGATGATGGCTTTTATATGTTTGATGGTGAACGCTCCAAGCCTATCGGCGCAGAGAAGGTCAACCGCTATTTCTTAGAGGATTGGAATGGTGAATATGCAAAGAATATGTCAGCTTCTGCTGACCCTCTCAGACAGATTATTGTCTGGTCTTACACAAGCACTGAGTCTCTTGATGGCTCTCCTGACAAGATGCTTATCTACAACTATGCGCTGGATAAATGGTCAACAGCCGACATTGCTGTTGATCTGGTCGTTCCTATATATACTGCTGGTTATACCCTTGAAGATCTTGATACAGCTTTTGGTGGTTCTATTGATGTGCTTCCTGCTTCTCTTGATGGAGCCATTTATCGCGGTGGAGAATTTCTTTTTGCAGCGTCTAAAGACAATAAGATTCAGACCTTCACTGGAGATGTTCTTAGTGCAACAGTTGAAACCTCTGAGTTTGAAGCTAAACCAGGCTCTCTCAGCTTGCTTAGAAATATTATACCATACGTTACATTGCGTCCCAGTGCTTCTGGTACAGTTACTGCGCAAGTTGCGACACGCAATAGGCAAATAGATACATATACGTTTGGATCTGCAGCATCTTTGAATACAGACAATTTAATACCTGTTCGATCTAATGGGCGTTACCATAGGGTTCGTTTAAATCTATCTGGCGGCTGGAAGAAGGCTCAAGGTATTGATGTTGACTTTGGAATAATGGGACGTAGGTAATGGCTAACCAGTATCGCAGACTTCCAAACCAAGGTGGAACACCACGCGAAATAGCAGAGGTGGTAAATAACCTTGTTGAAGGCAAGCTGAACTCTACTGGCACTGTTACTCTAGCAACTGGTGGAGCTACTACAACAACGCTCCTTGATCGCCGTATAGGTTCTGATTCTGTTATTTTATTTGCTCCATCTTCTTTGTCTGCGGCAGCGGCTAATTATTATCCGTATGGTACTTTTGAAGAACATTCAGACATAACTTTTTCTGCGGCTAATACGCCACAAGTTTTAACATTAACGGATACAGAGTATGCTTATGGAATGTCATTGTCATCAAATCAGATAACAGTTGATTATGCTGGTATTTATGACTTAGATATTTCTGCTTTATTTGTTAATATGGAACCGCAGATTTACAATGGTTATTTGTGGATTAGAGTAAACGGAACTGATTATCCACATTCGGCAACGAAATTTGCTGTGGTTGAGCATCACGGATCTGTTGATGGCTATATGCCAGTGTCTATAAACCATCCGCTTGAATTAGATGCTGGAGATTATGTTGAGGTTGTTGGTGCTGTAGAACACGCTAATGTATATCTTGAAGCGTATTCTGCTATTACGACTCCGTTTTCGATGCCAGCTATACCATCTCTGATGGTTAATTTGCAGTTACTAGATCCATCTCAGACAACTGGAACGGCATTTGAGATGTATGTGACAGACAGACAAAAGGGGCAGGCTACAATAAATCACCTGCCGAACAGCGTTTCAGGCAAAACATACGATTATATTATCATAGGTTAAGATTAGACAAAGGATAGAATAGGGTGTAAATTATCCCCAAAGAGGTGTTAAAATGGCAGTAGATACAGCAACAGGAACCACAACCACAACAGGTGGCTTCGCACAACCATATCAAGAATATGTGTTAAAGGAAGCCGAAAAGCTATACGGATTTGGCGCACCTGAATACTATCCTGGAACAACTTATGCTCCATTTTCTCCAGAACAGGAAATGGCATTAACCTTAATGGAAGAACGCGCATTAGGTGGATCTCCAGTTATGACTGCGGCTCAAGATTTGCTGGAAAAAACTTTGACTGGCGGCTTTCTTGGCGGCACACCTGGTTTAGAAGCGGCTATTGCAAGAGCTACAGAGCCAGCACAAGCGGCAGCTATGAGCAGTCTTGCATCGCGCGGTCGTCTAGGCTCAGGTCTTGGTGGTCAGGCAGTTGCTAAATCAGTTGGCGATGTTGCTGCTGATATAGCATATACTGACTATGCCAATGAACGCGCTAGACAACAAGCTGCCTTGCAACTTGCCCCAAGTTTCGCTCAGGCTGATTATTATGACATTGGCAAGCTGGGAGAGGTTGGTGCAGAGCGTCAACGCATGACGCAATTAGGTTTAGATGAGGCATTAAACCGATATATGTATGAGGCGGAAGCTCCTTGGCAACAGCTTGAAAAGTTAAGATCTGTGGCTTATGGATTCCCTGGAACTGAAACCACAGCTATAACTCCATATTACACGCCAAGCAAGGGATCAACATTCCTTGGTGGTGCTATGGTTGGATCACAACTCGGATTGACAGGCAATAAATGGCTTGACGCTCTTATCGGCGGTGGGCTTGGATTACTTTAAGGAGCTGTCATGGCTGAAAATAGTTTGTTTGGTAATTTAATGGGCGGTGTATCAAGCATCGGTCGCGGCATATTAAACATTCCAACTAATATTGGTAAAAAATATGAGGCTGGAACTCTTTTTGGTGGTGGTGGAGCTTTAGGAGATCTTTTAGGTCAGCAAGCGCGTCAGGAAGCTCAGCGTCAGGCTATTATGAAACTTGGCCTTGGTTTGCTTGGTCAAGGGCCATCACGCACACCTATTTCTTTTGGTCAGTCTCTTGCCAGTGGCCTACTGGGTGCGCAGGAGGCTTATAGAAAAGATCTTCAAACTCAGCTTGGTGATGCCGCAACATTAATGTCATTAGAAGAATCAACAAATCCTGAGTTTGTTAAAATGAATATTGATGGATCTGATGTTCTTGTGGATACTAATCCTAAATCTAAAACATATAAACAAATTATAAATCCAGGCGCATCAATTCAAACTGATCTTGCTGCAATTTCTTCGCAAGAAACAGTAGATCAACAATTACCAACACCTGATGAGATCGCAAAAGCACCAACTATAGACGATGCCGCGCAGGGAGATTTGGGCGGTTTATTTGGTTCTACTGTTCGTGGTGTTTTTGGTGCTTTGGGCGGTGAAGCAATGGTCGATCAAGCTAAGGCAAGAGACTATGTAAATAACGTAAATAAGGAAATGCAAGTTGAGCTTGTTAGAGATTTGGGCGGTAAGCTGACAAAAGTTGTAGCCTCTACTATTGAAGAAATTATGCCAAAACCAAGCATGAATGACGCTAATTTCAGATCAAAAACTGAAC